GTAAATTTCGATTTTGATTTCGTGGATGTTGCGGGGTTACGTCGGTTTACTGGGTCATCTGCAGATAGATTTTGGCGGTCAGCCACTCCTCGTCTTGTTCGGCCAATAGCGCGCTGACCAGGCGCATGAAGCTATCGATGTTGGGAAACAGCGTTGCGACCGTGTGCGGCGTTTTAGGCCCTTCCCCTGCGCCGCGCATGGATTCGCTCCATTGCGTCCTTGAGCGCATCAACTGACCCGCGCGCATCATCCCTAGCGGAAATCGCTGCGCGTCTTTCGGCGAGAGGCATCGCCAGCAAATAGCGCGCCTCGCACTCGATCAGCCAATCCCTGCACCACGTACACACCATGCGGCCATCCGACAGTCGCGCCGATTTATCTCGTTTGCACCCTTCGAACTCCATGCCAATGCCTTTGCAAGGCCGTTTATAGGCCCATGGAGCGATTTTTTCGGGACGGTTGGTACGATGGTGGCATCATGGCACGATCTCGGCTTGTAGGCCCTATCTTGAGCTAGGTTATGGCTTGCTCGGAGCGGCTTCCGTCCTTCCGATCCGTCTGCTCAGGCACTCGACCACACGCTGGCCGAGAAAGCACTCAAGGCGGTAGACCCATGCCTGGTAGCTCTCGGGCTGTCCGCTCCGGCTGGTACCGGGCTTGATCTCATCGGCCCAAGTACCTGCTCCCCGCATGACGCGCTGCACGGCCAAGTGGTACTCGTGCTCCAAAACATCGGGCCTAGCGACGTTGGCCGGATCGCAATGCAGGCGACGGCAATGCTCGACCTCCTGGCTCAGGATGACCCAGTCCAGCAGGGCTTGCGTGATGCGCGGCCAGTCGGTGCCATGGGTGCCGTAGTGGTACGCGCAGACCCCGCTCCAACCCTCTCCAGACACGGATCCAGGCATTGGGCATTGGTGCGCCGCGCACTGGTAGCGCATGACCGATTTGTGCGGGACTACGTTCGCGCTGGATGTTGTTTTTTCTGGCTTTTCAAAGCTCATGATTCGTACTTTCCGTCGATGATTTTCTGGAAGTTGGCTGAGTTGCAAACCCACTCCAGATCGGGGCGCCAAGTGCGACCTTTACCATCGAATCCGGCAGAGAGCTTGGTGTCGTTGGCGATGTAGCCGAAGAAGCCGTCCCACCAGGCGATGCCCTCGGATTCCGTGCGGTAGCCGTCTGGGCTGTAGGACGATGGCTTGGCTGCCTGCACCCAACGCGCTCGCATGTTTTGCCGCCTTACGCCTTCCCAAACTCGGGGCTGCTTGAGGTGCGGTAAGTGCTTTCTCCATAGCTCCAGCAGTTTGGCGTAGGGGCAACCTGGAAATGAGGCTTTTTCGGTTTTCGGATCCGATGGTTGCAGCTGGAAGTCGGCTGAGCCGTCCGGCGAAGTTGACAACGCACCGGCAGGTGCGGGAAGTTCTAAATCCTGTTCCTGTTCTTGCTCCTGTTCTTGCTCCTGTTCTTGCTCCTGTTCTTGCTCCTGTTCTTGCTCCTGTTCTTGCTCCTGGCTTCGTAGGGGCTTCGTAGGGGCTTGTTCTATCTCACAATATCCGCGTTTTTTAGTCATGTGGTAAGCCGACGCATATCGGTCATAAAACGCGGCTAAAAATGGGTTGTCTGGAAGCCCCTCGTATTCCTTCTGGATGCCCTTGCAGCGCAAGTCCTTAGGAGAGAGAGTGCTATCTATTTGATAACGCGCCATTTCGTAAACGAACACAAATTCGGTGTCCTCGTCGTAGTCACAAAATCCGGCTTCGATGCACCATTGAAGCCCCTTCGTGGCCCCTTCGATGCCTAACCCTGTCTCATGTGCCATGTATAAAATGGGCTGACTGAACAAGCCAAGCATGTTGGAGCTGGGTGAGGTCATCAGGTAAAGCCCCACTAATAGGGCTTCGGTGCCCCTTCGGCGCAAATCCTTGGCAGTCTTCCCTTGCCACATCTTCGGGCTGACCTTGGAGTAGTCACGCATTGTTCACCCACCCGAATTCGGTAAGCTCAAAGAACTCTTCCAGAACCACGCGCACCGCTTCGCGCTGTGATTCGGTCTGCGCCATTACAAGTCTGCACATGGCGCGGATCTCCTCAGGGAGCGGCTTCTCGGTAAGGTAGTAGTTCATTGCGAACCACCTTGCCGCCGCCGCATGTAGCTCCAGTTGATATCAGGGCGCAGTTCCTCGCAATACACCCCTGTCGCGGCCTCGATCTGCGGGCAAAACTTTGCGGGAATCTGGCGACGATTTGCCCACATCCAAACTCGCTGCCTCGTGCAGCCTATTGCCAATGCAAGTTTCGTGAGACCGCCTGCCGCCTTGATCGCTCGGTGTAGTCCTAGTGCTTGTTCCATGCCTTCTCCTTGGTTGATGAGTTGGAATGGTACACCATAACGCATACAACAGCAAGCCTAAATCGGTTTGAACCTATCGAGGTCTTTTCCGCTTATAATAGCCGCGCTTCCTCGATTGGAATCACCCTTCCTCACTTGCTCCTTGAGAGTTTATGCCCGCCTTGAGCGGGTATTTTTTTGCCCGCTCTACGGAGCATCGTGGGGGACACTGCGCCGCACAGGTGCCAGCTTGTCACTCGGCGGCCACGCGGGGTCGTCCAGCAGTGAAGATAGGTGCAATCGCCACGGCATCGCAAGTCGGCGTCGGTAAATCCACTGGTACACACGCATGTGATTCACATCCAGCACGCGGGCAAGCGCGCGAACGTTTCCGCCGCAGCGCTCAAGCGCACGCGCCACGATCTGGTCGTCTTGGGTAGTAGGCATAGCATCAAATTTGTTGTTCATGCCCGCGAGTTTACTACTGTATTCATCAAACGGCAAACGCACTCCGGGCGCTGCCCGTTTTGAATGCAACACTTTGCTAAAAAATTTATTTCCTGTTGTTTGCTTTTTTGGGCTTTGTTGGTGTAAACTACTGGCAACGCAGCGGATGGCTGCGTACTAAGAAGGAGCAATAAATGACACCATACACCACCAAGACAGGCCTGAAGATCGGGTCGGCATACGAAAAACGCCAGCGCCATGACATGGACAGCGAAGACCTCCTAATCCAGGAAGCGCTACTCAACAAAGACACCTATCGGCGCGAGATTCTGACTGATGAACGCATGACGGTGCTAATGATCTCCATGATCGTTGTCGTTGTCGGACTCATTGCCTTTGGGGTGCTCTGATATGAACACCACAATAGACATGGCTAGGTTTGCCGCCCAAGTCTTCGGCATGGAACCAACGATTCAAAGTTCACGGGATGGACTTGAACAAGCTAAAAAGCAAGTCAAAAAAGCAGTGATCAACAGCAACGACACAAAAGGCTTGTACCAATACGACTACATCGGCAGCGAGGGATTGCGGCTTGACTGCTATCTGGAGTATGAGGCTGTTTATGACGGCGGCACTGGCCCAAATAGCGAAGAAAGCTGGCCAGAAAGAATCACCCTTTTTTACGCATTGCACAAAGGCGAGGACATTGCGGAAGTGCTGTCCGAAGAAGTTGTCTCGACGATTGAAAAAGAGGCGTTGCGCCAAATGGAGATTGACAAGAGTGATGACGAATTCGACCGCGCAGCAGATCGGTGGGCGGAATGAAAGTCACCCTCTACACAGCCTGCTCAATCGCTTTTTACATCTCAATTGCTATAGCTTGCATAGTAAGCGTGTCAATCATTGCGGGCGCTGCGGTCTGTATTTACCAAATCTTTTTTTAACTGAAGGATAGACAAATGAAAGTTGAACTAATCGAATCGGCCAGCACTGAGATTGCTGAGTACAGCCTAATCGAGGCTGGGCTTGCTGAACTCAAACGCAAATACGGCAACATTGTTGTCAATGTCAGCACTCCGAAAGAACTCGAAGATGCAAAGCGGGTACGCGCTGAAATCCGAGAACCTAGGTACGAAACAGAAAAAATCCGCAAGGCTTTAAAGGCACCAGCATTGGCTCACGCCAAACTGATAGACACAGAAGCAGCCAGGATCACCGCCGAACTGTTGGCTATCGAAACTCCTTGGGATGAAGCCATCAAGGCAGAAGAAGCTCGCAAAGAAGCCGAAAAGGCTTCCCGCGAAGCAGCAGAAAAGGCACGCATCATAGCCATCAATAAACGCATTTCCGATATCCGCGAGTTTGTAGCCATTGCCGATGGATGCCGCACGGCTGCACGGGTTGACGACCTGCTAACCAAGCTGTCACAGATCAGCCTGGACGACTTTGCAGAATTCAGCGGCGAAGCTGTGGCTACCCACACCGAAGCCATGCAGAGAGTTCAGGAAATTCTGGTGGAAAAGCGCCAGATTGAACAAGAGCAGGAGCGCATCAAGGCCGAGCAGGCCGCCGCAGCAGCAAAGCTGGCTGCTGAGCGCGCCGAGTTTGAAGCCGCCAAAGTAGCCGCCAAGGCAGAGGCTGACCGGATCGCTGCCGAGCACGCCGCCCAAGTTGCCGCTTACAAGGCGAAGGCCGACGCTGAACTTGCCGCCCAGCGCGCAGCATTTGCTGCATTCAAAGCAGAGCAAGACGCTGAAGCAAAAAAACTAGCCGACGAGCGTGCAGCCTTTGAAAAACAGGTCGCCCAGGCCAAGCGGGTAGAAGACCTGTCCGCGATTACCCATACAGCGATTGATAAAGCACGGCAAGCCCAATCAATGCCAGTCGAACTGCTGGGCCAGTTGAGCGACACGACCACATTTATTGCAGCGCCTGAACAAGCTCCGGCCATTACAGAACGTGCGCAAGAGGATATCGAAACAGAAGCGCAAGTCTGGGAACCATCCGACGCTGACTGCATGTTGGAAGCCATTAAAGCGGTATCTTCAGCTTTCAACATGACAACTGAAAAAGCCGCCGCCCGCCTCGCAGCGGTGAAGTGGACTCTGTAACACACATCCCGAGAAAATCATGAACGCACCAACAGAACTTGCCAACGTGGCACAGATGACCCCCGCCACTGTCCAACAAAATGTCAGTAGTACCGCCCTGATACTGGACAACGCCAGCATGGACAAGATGATGCGCCTGGCCGAACTGATGGCCAGCGGTAAGAGCACCGTGCCGGCGCACCTACAGAAGAATCCATCCGACTGCATGGCCGTGTGCATGCAGGCAGCCCAGTGGGGAATGAATCCATTTGCCGTGGCACAGAAAACCCACCTGGTGAATGGCACGCTCGGCTATGAGGCCCAGCTAGTCAACGCCGTGGTGCAGCAGTCCAACAGCATCAATGGCCGCTTCCACTACGAATACAAGGGAACCAGCCCAAACCTTGAATGCCGCGTGGGGGCAAAGATCAAGGGAGAGGAGGAAATCACCTGGGGCAATTGGCTGAACGAATCGAAGGTCACAACCAAGAATTCCCCACTGTGGAAGGTTAACCCCGCGCAGCAGCTCGGATACCTACAGGTGAAAAACTGGGCACGCCTGTTCTGCCCTGGCGCAATCCTGGGCGTCTACACCCCGGATGAGCTACAGGACATTCCTGTGAACCGCTTCATGGGCTCCGCAGATGTGGTGGTCGAAACCATCGACGTTGCCCCTTACTTGGTCGGAGCGCGCGAGACCAAGACAGATGCCGAGGCGCTGGCCTACTGGAAGGAACACAACGGCAAGTTTGCCAAACAGCTCGACGATCACCAGTCCTTCAAGGATGCCGTGGCTGCGCACCGAAGGGCAATGAAGGCTGCTCAGGCAGCCACCATCGACCAGGACACAGGAGAGATCAACCAGCAGCAACCAAATGCGAACGCAGCGCCAGCTTCTGCGACAGAAGCTGTCACCTATGAATCGGTGCTCAAGAAGCTTAACTCCGCCAAGAACGAAGACGCCCTGAACGTCGCCATGGACTGGTCAAGCGAAGTGCGGGACGCCAAACAGGTGAAAGCCCTAGAGGCGCGCTACGAAGAGCTTCTGGCAAAGATTCGGGGTGAATAAATAATGCACTTTATCGAATGCATACAAGGCACGCCGGAGTGGTTGGCTGCCCGCGCTGGCTGCATCACTGCAAGCAACTTCTCCACAGCCATCAGCACCTTGACTCGCGCCAGCGGAGAGAAGAAGGCCGGAGACCCCACGGATGCGGCTGACAAGTATGCCGGCACCGTGGCGCTGGAGCGGATCAGCCGACGCCCCTATGGTGAACCGGTAAAGTCCTGGGTGCTTGACCGAGGCCATGAGCTGGAGACGGTTGCGCGCGTGCGCTGGGAGGCCCGCATGGGCCTGCTTGCCGAGGAGGCCGGTATCTGCAAGACCGATGACGATTGGTTCGGATACTCCACGGACGGACTGGTGGATAACGATGGCCTCATCGAGATCAAGTGCCCCATCGATCCAAACAAGATCGCGGCCATGTTCAAGACCGGCGACGTGTCGGAGTACATCCACCAAATCCAGGGCGGGCTGTGGATTACCGGTCGCCAGTGGTGCGACTTCATCATGTTCGTGCCAGACCTTGAAAGCGTCGGAAATGACCTGTACGTCAAACGGATATACCGCGACGACGACTTCATTGATGCTATGGAGGTGCAGCTACTCAAGTTCCGCAGCATTGTGAACATGCGCGAATCCCTGTTCCGCATGCCAATCTCTTCAAACGCGGCACAGATCAAGGTGGATTGCTGAGCGCGCCATTGGTAATCCGCTGTAGAACTCCTACATCGCAATGGATGATGCCATAGTCGCATCATCCGCATGAGCGTCGGAGAAGATCAGCGCCGAATCTCATTCAGAATATCAACATGGGTGGAGTCGGAAACGACCAAGGAATACGACGAAAGTAAATCATGACAGACCGCTGGAACAAAGAAGAATTCGAGAGCGAAATTGCAAACATGATCGAAACTTGCTATTCAAAGCCGATTAAGCGTTCAGCCTCGACGATGAAATCGCGCGCATCCCGCGTGACACCAGGGATCATGCAGGGAATACGCGAGACGATTCCTCACATGCCTGGGAAGGATCGCGTGGCCCTGCCACATCAACATGGCTTCGATCTAAAAAATGATCCGCTACTCGAAGACCGCACCTGCATTTTTTGCATACCAGACATCCATAGGCAATCTCCGCACTGCTGCTACATGCGTCGGATCAACGGCAAATTAACGGCATCTGATCTGCGATTGATTGGCGTCGATCCCATGCCAGTTGACATGCCCCAATATCGTGTGACATGGATTTCTCAGGACTGGAAACACCCACGTGGATTGCTGACCGGTATAACGATGTGGTGCTGGATTGATACCGCTGGACAGGTGCGTATGGCCGACTCACCTGGCACAGATTGGTCGAACGCGATAGAACGTGAAGCTGCACTCGACATGATCTGCACAGTTCTTCAGGCTGACGCAGACCGTCGTTTTTGCTGGGAGATCACGGCGGACGAAGGAGTTGGAAGAGGTAAGGCGTCCATCGGTTGCACAGCCGAAGAAGTCAAGAGCATGCTTTACGCTCGCCAACTGCCTATTACTGCTACTGGGCGCAAGCGCCCTATCCTGCATCTTGTTGCCGCACATCGTCGGCGCATGAATGAAGGACACGATATCGACATCGAACCGTTCTTGCGCGGAGTGCGCGAAGTGATCATGGACGGCACTAAGTTCTCCGTGCGAGGCCCGTCCGCATGAACCCGCAAAGGTCTGATGCCATCGTTCGCCTCATCCGAATGCGCGGCGCGGAGCATAGTATGCCGCAGTCAGTCTGGTAAGAGTATGAACCAAAATGACAACGACTAAGTCCAAGCAACTCACTTATTACAACGAGATTGACCCCTACGCGGCCCAGTGGCTGCGTAATCTGATTGCAGCCGGACACATTGCGCCCGGTGAAGTAGACGAAAGGAGCATTGAAGATGTCAAACCCGAAGACCTCACAGGATTCACACAGTGCCACTTCTTCGCCGGAATCGGCGTATGGAGTCACGCGCTGCGAAAGGCCGGATGGCCTGATGATCGTCCCGTGTGGACAGGTTCCTGCCCATGCCAACCTTTCAGCACGGCAGGCAAAGGCACGGGGTTCGCTGACGAGCGGCACCTGTGGCCAGCATGGTTCCACCTCACCGAGCAGTTACATCCTCCAGTCATCTTTGGTGAGCAAGTTGCGAGTCCGTACGGCTATGCTTGGCTCGATCTTGTTCAAACTGACATGGAAGCGTCAGGCTACGCCTTCTGTCCGGTCGTTCTACCAGCTGCGGGCTTCGGCGCGCCGCACGGACGGCATCGGATTTACTTCGTGGCTGACTCCGACAACCAGAGACGGGAAAGATGGATCGGAATGCAAGAACGTGCCAATCGCAAGTTGGACTACTCCAATGGCGAACGACGCAACAGGGAGCACGCACTGCTACGGCCCAAGGAAACCAGACGGGGGGCGAACGAAGTATTTGAAACTTCCTGGGCAGGCGAACCTTGCGCAGCACATCCGACGAACGGCTTCTGGAGAAACGCTGACTTGCTCTTGTGCAAAGACGACAAATGGCGGCCGGTTGAACCCTGCTCATTCCCGCTGGTTGATGGGGCTGCCGCCAGAGTGGGACGACTGCGCTCCTACGGAAATGCCATCGTCGCGCCGGTCGCAGAGGCGTTCGTTAGAACGTTCATGATGGCTGTATAAGTGAACTACCGTGCACCATTATCCAGTACCCGGAACTCGAAACCTCCTGATTTCCCCTTGACCCATAAGTTAACCCTTGAAAGAAAACAAATGTCATTTGTCCACGAAACCATCAAGAATCGCGAAGTACAGATTACGCTAGCAGCTCCTGAGATCAAGCAGGAAATCATGCAAGCCATGGACAACAACCTCCGAATCACCAAAGAGCGCGTGAAAGCCTGGAGTTCATGCGCCCAGGGCTACCGCTGGTTCCTTGAAAAATTCCCCCAAGGAGGAGAGTTCGCAGAGGTCTATGCAGCTCTGCAACTAGATAAAAAATATAGGGATTCACGCTGGCTAGCAGACAAAGTATTTGCTGAACTGGATGCACCGGTCAAGGTACAACAGACCGCTCTAATTTATGGTGCCGATAAATCCAAGATTGAAAAGTCGGTAGCTGATGGTGCAGAAGGAACCACAACGGGCGACAGGGCTAACGCCGCCACAGCGGGCGTAGGTGCCCACGCTGCCACAGCGGGCGACTGGGCTAACGCCGCCACAACGGGCGACTGGGCTAACGCCGCCACAACGGGCGACTGGGCTAACGCTGCAACAACGGGCGAAGGTGCCCACGCTGCCACAACGGGCGACAGGGCTAACGCCGCCACAGCGGGCGAAGGTGCCTACGCTGCCACAGCGGGCGACTGGGCTAACGCTGCCACAGCGGGCGTAGGTGCCAACGCTGCCACAGCGGGCGACAGGGCCCACGCTGCCACAGCGGGCGACTGGGCTAACGCTGCTACAACGGGCGACTGGGCTAACGCTGCCACAATGGGCGACAGGGCTAACGCTACCACAACGGGCGAGGGCGCCGTAGCTTCCGCACTTGGGTTTGCTGCTGCGGCAAAAGCATCTGCTGGTGGTGCCATCGTCCTGGTACATCGCACCGAATGTGGTGAACTGCTGCATATTCGTGCCAGTAAGGTAGGCGAGAACGGTATCAAGCCAAATGTGTTTTACAAGCTGAGCGCTGCCGGTGAGTTTGTTGAAGTGGAATTGTGAACCAGCCCCGACTCGGATCATTCATTGATGCCTGGATCAACGTGGCAATTGGATTTGCGATCAACTTCGTTGCCTGCCACTGCTGGCACCGATGAGCGAGGTTGCCGTGCGCCCCGCCATCCAAGCCGGATGCGTCAAATCTGGAAATATCCACCTATTTGACGCGGTGACTTTCAAAGCCCCAAAAACCACCATTGGCCCCAATCGCCAGCACCCGCTAGTGAGGCCTAAAAGGAGATAAGAAATGTTGATTTTGAGATTTCCCGAAATTAAGCGGATATTGGGGCACCGTTCGGACGCAAGCGTTTACAACGCGATCCGGGCCGGGTTATTCACCACCGGTGTTGCCATAGGCCAGCGGGCGAAGGCGGGGCAGTCTATGCGGCTGTTGGACATTCCAGCGGCGCAAACCTTTGGCGCTTGGGATGTCCTACACGGTGCCACCAGTCCGGCGGCATTCTCGGACGCTATCAAGCGGGCAGCGGCGCAGCACCACGGGCAGGCAGGCCGGGCGTTTCTGGAAAAGCTGACTTTTGATGCAAGCGATCTTTGCGCCATGGTGGAGGAAGTGAAGGCCGCACCGATGTTTGCAACCGATGGCACCGAAGGGCAAGACAAGCGGGCAGCGGCGCGGTTTGCCTTGATTGGGCTGGCGGGTGAACTTGCCACCGACTACGGCGTGACAGGCTGGCAAGTGGGGGCGGCAGTCGAAGCGGCAGCGCACGGCTTCAAGCTGTGGCAATCCATGCGCGGCAAAGGCAATGACGAACGGCGGCAGTCGGGTGATGCTCATTTTTGAGCACTATTTGCTAGCATCTCAGTCTTCCGATCGCTTCCGTGGCTGCTTCCGAACCAAAAACCAAGCACCATAATCAGCGCGCTATCCATCGTGCCAAGTACCCTGCCAATGATGATCGGGTCGGCCCCAGGGGGGACTTGGTTAAACAGCAACATACCCTCACAAGCCAGCGTCAAAGTGACCACAATCCAAGTAAGTATGGATGGCGTGAGCGACTTGTTAGCCATCTGCATTTCACGAGCAGACTTGGTGTCCTGGTACTCCAGCTCAGCGTACTTAAAGCCGCGCTCTTTCTCATTCTCACGGTACTGCAATTCGAGTTTTTTGATCTCGCTGATCTGCTCTGGCGTGAGTTGGCCTGTCCTAATAACATCAGCAATCTTGTCCTGCGTAGCCTCTGACACGCCCAAAACATTTCCAAGCTCGGATACTGCAACCCCTCCAAGAGGGCCAAGCAAAGCGCTTGCTACGGTTGGGGCAAGACCCTTAATGACTTGTGTCCAGTCCATGCTCTGCCTCCTTGATCAAGCATTCGTAATGTTTATGGATACGCCTGGCCGCGATCTCTGTCTCTGCTTGGCAAAGTAGCTCAAGCTCCGCCCTGTGCTTGGCAAGCTGCTCTTGCAGCGAGTGTGAGGCGCATCGGTCTCTTGCTTCCTGGGTAATTTTTTGATTCACGAAAGCTGCCCCTGAAACAGTTGCATCTCCAAATACCGGCGCTTAACCAGACCAGGCAAGGGTTTACCATTGGCGTACACCCATTTTCCAAACTCAAGCGCGGCACCCAAAAAATCCACCGCGTTGACTTTTTTAAGCAGCGTGGACATCAACAAGTTTTTTGCTCCACAGTTATAGGCAAAGTCAACGAGCGCATCAAACTGATGCTGGGCAATTGGCACTGTCACATATCGGTTGACCGCGCTCTCGTACTCAACCAGCGTGGCGCGCATGATTGCATCAGCCTGATCTGTGCTGATTGGCGGGTCAGTGAGCTTGACTTGCGTGCCGTCCTCATAACGGGTTGACCCATACCCAATGGTCGGTATACCGGCTGGACATAGGTAAGGCTTACTTACGAAGCCCTCACACTCTCTGATCAGCTTCAAGCAGCAGTCTGATGCTTTCATTGCCACCATCACAAGTCAAGCCATAGCAAGTTTAACTCCAGGAACAAACGTAAGCGCTTCAGCTACCGCATAGCTGCCATCATCGTTCAGTCGCTTATACAACGCATCCACCTGGGGCCTATATTTCCTTACTGCTTTTCATTTGTCGACCTTACCGTCGAGTTTTGCTTCGATCTTATCGAGCTTTGTAAACAGTGCAGTGGTGAGCTTATCTAGATCGTCGCGTTTGACGTAGCTTCCAGCGACAAGAACTTCGATGGACTGCACTTTTGCTCCTAGCAGTTCGCCTGAAGTGTGCAGAGTTTTGATACTGTCTCGAAGGCTGTTAAGCACCCAACCGCCGAAGAAGGCGACAAGCGATAGGACGATATTGAATTCCGTTTGGGTATCCATCACTTATCCGCCAATGCTTTATTAGTGACAAATCGCAGGAACAAACTAGCTGCACCAATTGCTGTTAAAGCGTAGTTCTGTTGCTCCGCCGTGAGGTTGAACAGTCCGATGTAGCTGTTGTCAAGGCCAAGTAGAGACAGCGCTGTGCTGAACCACACAGTTTTAGATTTGGCAAGTTGAATTAGTGTTGGCATTTGCTTATACCGGTGCAATTTGATCGTTGATGAATTCAGTAGCTTCTTGCAATGTGCTGCACTCAACAATTGCGAATGCAGCCATGCGCAGAGTAGCTGCAGATGCCCCGCCGCTGAGATACATATAAACAGCAAGTGGCAATCCTGCTTCGCCAATGGTGTCAGTGATACCACCAATAGTCGTCCACCCTGTTTGATCTAGAGTGATATTGGAAACCAATGTGGTGCTGTAAGTAATGCTTAAATTTGGAGCAACTCCACCACCAGTAATATTTCTATAGGTAAAGAACCAAGCGTAATATTTGTTTGCACTGATTAGGAAACTGCTGCCAGAAGGCAATAGATTTTCACCAGGGTTTATTACCAAGTCTTGCACCGTCGATTGGTTATACAAAACACCTTCAGTAGCATTTGTGCTGTTACGTCCAACAGTTCCAGCGAATGCAATAGGCTCTGCAAAATACTGGGAATACAAAAGCGTCAATGGTGATACCTTTGCCTGAATCCGATGGTGAGGGATCTTTGCCCACGATGCAAAGTTTCCAGCTTGTCGCTTCATCATCTTGATGGAACGCACCATTCCAACGAAAGTGCTGCAGCTATCCATGACAGCCTCGTCATGGAAACATGTAGACGCTGAATCCATCGTCAGCGTCATAAAGTCCAAATTACAGTTTCTGGTGGTGAGGCGTGAATTGACCAGTTGCACTGGCCCCATCGTTGTATCTTCAACGCGCAAATGAGGTGTGTTTGCGGCATAGATGTGCTTTGGTGAATAGGCAACACCATCAATCGTCACGCTACCCGCTGTGCAGTTGCCCTCATTCCAGGTGGCCTTGATTACAAACCCTTCACCCAGTGCCGTGTCGTTAAAGTTCTTGATAAAGAACACCATGCCGGGATTTCCCTCCATGATGCAGTTCTCAGTGATGAATTGGCCTGTTCCAATTTGCGGAGAATCCACATACACAACAGCCAGTTGCGCACTATCAAAGTGCGAATCCTTGGCAAATGAGCAGCCTCCGTGCATCAACGTGCTAGTATGACCCTTTGACCACAAGTGGTAGTTTGCATTTGAGAAATAGCAACCATAAAAGTAGACACCTATATTCCCGTACAGGCGAGAAACACACTTATCAAGATCAATGAACTTAACCCGATTAAATACTGCACGCCCTGAAAATTCATCATTCGTTGCATATATAGAATGACCAAATTGCACACCGACTTTTGTACGAGTGCCCGTGTCTCCCATCAGCGTAAGGTCCTCGACGTACACATAATCCCAGGATCTATTCGCCCCGTACACGATAGGCGAGGCAGCAGCAGTGAACGACTTGATGAACGTCTTGTTCATCCCAGCACCCTTGAAGTTAATTCGCGCGCCACCTAGGTCAACATTGAATGCAAAGGTGCCATCTGGTAGCTCAATGGTTCCAAACGATCCCAGCTTAGCGACTGCAGATTGAATTGCCGTAGTGCTCGACGTTGCGCCGGTTGGATCGCATCCGGTGAAGTCAGTAATTCTCACCGTCTCACGCATCCACGATTGAACTGACCGAATTAATGCTCCAATACCACCTTGCAGGAAAGTCACAGCATCAGCCGTTGATCCAGCCGCATAGGCCGCCGCAACCGCGCTGGCGACCTGCGTGAATGTGAATGTAGAAAGTTCCACATCTCCAGTGCTGGCATTGAACACCGGCATCTTTCCAGCGCGGGTTGCAGCTGCAGCCAATTGCGTTAGGGTTTCGTTATCCTGCACGCGCAGTACAGACTTTGCACCGTATTGCTGGAGCTGCTGCAGCGCCTGCCAGATCGCATCAAAGTCGGGGTTCAGTGTCGTGGCCAGCAGATCGCCATTGTTCTGGTAATCGGTCATGCGCTCCAATGGCACCACCCGCTTGATCACGACTGCATCACCTGCCACAGTGGCCAGCCCGGTGATGGTGCCACCGGCTTGCACGCCCACACCAGTGACTGCGTAATCAGTGCCCAGCGTCTTGGTGATGCCGTTGACGGTCACCACGATGTGGCTGGATCTCAGCGCTTGAAAGCTGTAGATGAAGGTCGATGTGCCCGCGCTGGTGTAGCTGTTGACAATGGTCTGGAGTGGTACGGTCATATGTGCCTCTGGTGAGTGCACAGGCCCGAGTCAAGGGGTTACCGGTTCAGTATTCAACTTCAACTTCATGAACGCCTGTGTCTGGGCGCCAATGATGTTGCTGGGTGGATGGCGGAATCCAGCCATCAGCCCGTGATATTCGCTCGGGTGTTTCACTCACAGCACCGGCCGATGCGTCCAGATAGTCATCGGCCTGGTTCTTTTGGGCTGGGTTCCAGTCCTTCATCTGGCCCCACAGCGGGCCCTTGAGCACGTCGACATGGGCCCACAACATGCCGCGCGACATCAGCAAAGGCTCCAGTGACTCAAGGATGCGCTTTTGTTTGTTCTCGGTGCTTACTACCTCTGTCACGCCACAGATCACACGCTGCTGTTTGAAGCAGGCTTTCAGCACGGCCGGGGCAAAGGTGCCAATACCGTTGGTTTCTACCGACACGCGCGGCAGGACGAGTTTCTTCACGAGCTCGGTGATCTGCAGCACCTGGCCGCCGGTGATCTTCTTGCCGTCTGCGTCGAACTCAGCAACTTCGCCGCTCAGGCGCTGGACGTGGTGCAGGTAGCGCCGCCCTGCCTCGTCCTGCAGTACCAGGGCAAGTGCTGACACGTCGCTCTTGAGTTTGCCGCTTGCCGGATCCCAGCGCAGCGATGCGCCAGCGATACGGGCATTTCCAAGCCACATGCCGATGCCGCCATTGGCAGTGGTTATCTTGGGCTGCACGTTGTAGGCGATCATGCGTGCCGGGTCTAGCCTGATCTCGGCCACCGGTTTGGCTTCCAGTAGGTACTGGCTGTCCCAGGCATTGAGCGTGCGGGTTTCCTTGCGGCGTTTCTCAATCTCAGCGCGCGTGAATCGTTCCGGCCATGCGCAGGTGGAACAGATGTCGATCACGCTGTCCGGTGGGGTTGAGAAAACAACTTCATTGCCTTCAATGCGGTAGTCCACGTTCTCCACCAGAATGCTGGCAAGCGTGGAAATCCCGGCGATCACGTACAGACCATCCTCGGCAATGGGGAATTCAAAGCGATAGCGGGTCTTGGTGCTGGTTTCGGTGTATCGCTTGACGTGCTCCAGCAGCGGGATTTTCAGCACGGACGCACCGCCAGCAATGCGCTCAGAGTAGATCGAATCATGGGTGTGGGGTGTTCCTATGTAGGTCTTTTGTGCACCTGGCACCGCAATGTGTGTGGACTCGCTGATGCGTTGGCGCAGTTTGAGCCGTGCCTCGGTGGTTTCGATATTCCCAGGCACCTCGATGTCATCGAAGTCAATGTCATCAGCGCGTGCGCCGGTAGCGTTGGAACTCACGCCCACGGCCCGCATGCTGGCGTTACGGGCATCACGCGCATCGGTCACCCAAAAGCGCTTTGCGCCTGGCTTGGATGGAAGAATTCCCCGGCACAGCGGGTGATTGCGCAGCACATTGAGGGTGTCGGCAGTCATCATGCCGGCCGTTTCGTTATCGGCTGACCAGACCAGCGAACGGTGCGACTTGTTTTTGTACAGCTTCCACGCTTTATAGATCGCGTAGATGGTGGACTTTGATGCACCTCGGAACACCATCAGCACCCGCTCTGGGCTATCGCAGGTTTCCAACCACTGGCAGATGCGCACGTGTAGCAGCGGCACAGTCCAGCCCTGCAGCTGGGCCCACTGTACGAAGAAGACTAGGAACGAGACTTCACGGCTTGCCATGCGTGCGCTGGTCGAATTCGGTCTTTCGGCTGTGGCGTTGCAGCTTGTCCAGCAGGCGATTGGCTTCCTTCTCAGCTAAGGCAATCTCACCATCGAGCTGCTTTTCATCCTCTCCAGCCTGCTGGTCAACGCCAACCAGTGGTGGCACAGCACTGCCAATTTGAATGGTGTGCACCAGCCCACCCACGCGCTGGATCAGCGACAGCGTGGCCACAGCATTCTTCTTGCACCAGTAGCGATCCCCTCGGGTTTGCTTGTCCATGGTTCCGGGTTCCAGCGTGTGACCAGGCCACTTGTCGGGCTCGGCCTCACCCAGAAACACATCAGTCAGCTTTTCCTCAAGGGCTTTCAGCTTGTCGAATTGATCTTGCCTCATTTACCTACCGCCTTTTCCCAGTCAGGTGACCTCATATCAAAGTTCATTAGTTCCCCCTTTGGTTCCCACCAATAGCCTTGGTTCCAGTCTTTCTGCAGGTTGGCACGCATGCGGCCAAGATAGCCGGGGCTCAACGTCTCCTGCAGGTCATGCATGAAGGCGTGGTCAACCGCTGCGCGCAAGTACCAGAGGTTCACCAGGGGCATGTTCTGCCGTGCGAAGCGGATTGCCTCACCCCCGGCGTTGGTCTTCTTGCCCTGCATCGCCTGAGCGATATTGCCCAGTGTCAAATTCATAGCATCCACAGCCGTTCCGAATACTGGCCCCATCAGGCTTGTCCAGTTGGGTTGTCCCCCCATGTTGTTGCCACCCAGACCGGTGTAGAAGATGTCGCCCATGATGCCCAGACCACCTCCCTTCATGAATGCAGCCGCCCAAAACTTCGGCGTGGTCATATCGCGAGGGTCTTTCCCGCTGATCACATCGCCCAGTTGCAGCGCCAGCGCACCAAAGATGGTGAGGCCGGTCATCATGGCCACGCTGTAGGCAGTCTTCCCGCCAGAGGATTCAATCGACTGGATGCGCCGGAAGTGCTTTTGCATGATGGCAATGGGGAATGACTTGAACAGCATGGCGCTGCGTGCGATTTCTCCGCCCCAGGTGCCAGCGCGCGAGCCTTGCGTGATTGCGGCGCGCGTCATCAAGTCAGGCGACAGCACTGCTATGTGCGCTTCCTGATCGATGAATCCCAGCAGCTTGGCTATGGCTTGGTTCTTGGTGGACTCGTCCAGCCCTTCAATTCCCCGAATGCTGTTCTTGGTCAGCAGGCTGTGACCGTTGACTTCTTCGGCTTTGGCCTGTTGCCAAATTTTCCAGTCGCTTTCCAGAATGCCAGCGGCCTTCATTCGGTTCCGGTCATGGGTGGAAAGATCGGCCCAGTCCGTTTGCCGCATTTTTTCCAGTGTGCTGGATAGCGTGAGCCCGAAGCCACGGCGAAGTGAATGTGTCCAGGCTTCCACCAGTGTAAGCTTCATGGTGGTATTAGCCAGTTTGCTTGTCCAGCCTTGTGCTAGGTTATCGGCATGCCACTGCTGCATTTCACCGGCAATGGCTTCGGTTGCCAGCCCAAGGCGCGTGGCCGCTTCGATAGTGTTACCGCCAAAGGCCTTGAAGGTGTTGCTCATGGTCTCACCCAGCGGCATGCCGTTGTACTTGGCAGTCAGGAAGTGCAGCGGTGCGTCGGTGATTGAGCTGATCATCACCCCTTGCAGCTTCACGGCAGTTATGAAGTTGCGAATGCCCTGCCCCCACATTGCAAGGGTTGCATCCACTGGGCTTGAGCTGGTGCCGTTGAGCGTGTCCCACACCATATCCAGTGTGGCCGAGCTTTCGCGTGCACCTGCTTTGTTGTCCAGCTTTTCAGCCGTGTCCTTGAGCAGTCGGAATGTCGAGTTAGGGTTAGCCCCCAGCTGCTCCATCATGCCAATGCTCTTAGCCATCTGGTTCACGTGGTCATGGATTCCCTGCAACATGCTGCCCCGGCCATAGTCGGAGATGTATTCCAGATAGCTCTGCGCGTCCTTAAAGTGAATGGTGCGGTGGGCATCATCAAACCGGGCAGCACGTGAGCCACCGGCACGAGACTGGCCGGGGATCATCTTGTTGCGCCCATCGCTGGCCAGCGTCTCCCAGGCCTTTCCAAGAAAGTCGGTAAGCTCAGCGTCATTCATGGGCGTACCGTCAGCCTTGATGTAGCGCTCGGTGTTCAGCTTGGGCTTGACGGAAGCCACCCATGTCTCCATGCCAGCGCGGGCAATGCGGCCCACGTCATGAATCTGGGGCAGGTAGCCGTAATCCAGTTTTCCAATGTCAGCGCCAGCAGCATTCATGCGCAGCCGGGTAGTTTCCATCTGCTCCAGGTAGGCCTTCGCTCCCTTGGCTGCAATCTCATTGCCGGTCTTCTCGCCCATCACCTCGCGGGCAAAGTCTCGGATGGCGCGGGGGTCTTCCAGCAGGCCCAGAAAACGCGGCTCGGTAGCGTGGATCGAGTCCATCAGGTTTGCCATCATTTCATGGCGTACCCCTTTTACATAGCTGTCCACCTGCCGAAGCCGCTCGAACAGGGCTTTGTGAACTGGCTGACTTCCGGTTTTCTGCTCGGAATTGAGGAGCAGCGCGTTGACTTCGCGCGACTGGGCGACCAGGTTGCTGGCCTTGCGCTGGGCTGCTTTGTTGGCCATAGCAATGTCTTGCGCTGCCGCACGTTCCGCCGCTGCCTGCAGCCGCTCATTGCCCGACATGCTGCGCCAGTTGGGATCAGTGCGCGCCATGTCCCGCATGTTGGACACGATCCGCGCCAGCATGGCATCGGACTCGCCGGGTTTGAGAATGCGCCCGATGGCTGCCTGAACTTCTGCGATGCAGTCTGGGTGCATGGTTATCCTCCACGGCGCAGCAGGCAATTCACCACTGCGCCATACGATTGGGCTTCTTTCAATTGCTCGGTGTGCTCGGCTTCGATATTGGCTGCAGCCTCGCTCATTCTGGTGTACACGGGGTTTCCATCAGCGTTATAGCCATCGAGCACCGTGGCGTTCGGGTCTTCCTGAATGATCTTGCGCATGGCCTCAATCTCGGGTGTGGCTGGCAATGTCGATTTCGGCTCAGTGCGCAGACCTTCCACCAAGTCAGCCATCAGGTCATTGGCAGCTGGTACAGCATCGCCAAACATGCCTTGCTGGCGCGGGTCACCAAGCGCATGCAGCTTGTCGGTGTAACTGGTGATCAGATCGGCCACCCGCCTGGGTGCGCGGCTGGTTTCCTGCAGGCTGATCAGTAGGTTATTCACTTCCGGCGACACTGGGCTGTCAATCAGGGAATGCTGTGCCATGTGCTGATCAACCGTACGGCCTTCACTGCGCAGCTTGGAGAACTGGCGAACCGCTTGCACCAGGGCGGGGCCAATGTCCAACGGCTGGCGGGCACCGGCTTCGATCAGGTCACGCATGCGGGCTACTTCGGGCGCGGCGCGCATCATGCCGTTGAGGATGTTTTTCACATTGGCATCGGTGCTCTCGCCCATCATGGCCACGATGTCAGGGTCACCATAGGCCTTGGCAAACACGGCATTGCGAATCCGCCTCACGCCATCCTGAGACAGATCACCGGAGGCAGTCATCATGCTGCCGCGCTCGGAGGGCGACACCGCATCATTGATGAAGGCCCGCACGAATGGCATGGAGCTGGCAACGTTGATGCTGCCATCGTCATTGGTGTGCAGATCATGCAGGTCGGGCATGCGCGCGGCATCCGACTGCGCAATCTCTGTGCTGCTCATGTGGGCCACGCTGGATTCATTGGCCTGCCGTGCGAACTCAGCGCGGTCATAGGACTCAAGCCCTACGCGCGTGAGCACCGGGCGATTCATCTTGGCCAGGGCTTCCGAGTCCAGACCGAATCGGCCGGCGTTGTCGATCAGCCACTGCTTGTATTCAACCGCCTTGCCGTTGTCATAGGCACGGCGCAGCGCAATAGTGCGGGCATTGCCGGACTCCACCACGCCATCGCGGCCAATGATCGGGGCACCGTCTGAGGCTTTTGGGGATTCGGCCAGTAGCTCGGGCTGGATGCCGTTCTCGATCCGGGTAATCTGGGCCTCACTGGCAGAACGTTCGCGGTCACGTGGCTGCAGTTCAGCGGGGAAATCTGGATTAGGCTTGAGGTTGTTGTCGTGAGAAGTGATCAGATCGTTGGCTTCGCTGACCAGATACTGGAGAGCGATCTTCTGACCGCGCTCAGTGATGGCGCTGGTGTCTGCGCCTACGATGCCATTGGGGTACGCAAGCTCGGGAGTAGTAGCCGTGCGCCCACTGAGGGCCAAATCAACCCCAGCGCGCACTATGTCGTCCCCGTAGGGCTGCACACCATTCTCATGGTGAATGATGGCCGTGGTGAGTTTCTGCAGCGTCTCAGGATCGCTCAGGTTCAGGACTGCCGTGGGGTCGAGGCCGGTTTCCTTTGCTACCGCTGCCACATAGGCCGCAGTGTTGTTTTCCTTGGCGGGGGCCCACCGGTTGATGATGTCGGTGATCGTGTTGTTTCCATGCCGATCCTGCGATGTCAGTAGGTTCTTGGCAAGTGCACGGATGCCTAGCTCTGGCGTGGCGAATGTCTCGAAGCGCGGATCAGTCCCATCCACCTTGCCCTGCCATGCCGTAGCACTCTTTTCAATGTTGCCGGGGTTGTTGTTGCGCACTCCGCGCGGGCCTGACAGGGGCAGCACTGGTGCACCATCTGGCCGCACATCGGCAATGGCTTCACGCACCGCTGTGGCCACATGGGTTTCACGCATGGCCTCGGGCGGTTTGAGGAAGTCGGCCTCTTGGATGGTGCTGGACAGATCGACCTTCTCTCCTCGCATGAGCTGCAGCATGGCCTGTTCCATGTTCGCCTGGTGCGCAACGCTGGAGGCCACATCCTTGGGAACGCCGGGGGCTGAGTCCTGCTGAAAGTTCTTTGCGTTGCGGGTGGCCAGTACGGCATCACCTTGGCTGACGGTTGGCCGGGGTACTGATGCATGGGTGACGACACCAAAGGCCGCACCCATCAGCACATCGAGTGCGCGGGCTTCGGTGTCGGTCGGGTCGAACTGCTTGGCCGCTTCGGCGTAGCCGCTTCCTTCGAGCGTCTTGTTTTGCACCAGTGAAGCGCTTGAGTTCACCGCCAGGTTGCCGGATGCGCCGCTGACCACGCGCGAGGCCAGTGTCTTGCCGAGGAATGGCACCTTGAAGCCCGCAGCATTGCTGGCGCTGTCTGCCAGCCCAACCTTGAGCGCAGTGTCAGCGTCCACCCCTTCGCGCATCAGGTCGGTGGAGGTTCCGACTTGCGCATTTCCCAACATGGCCGGAACACCTGCGGGGCCCAGTGCCAGTGGTGCGATGCCTTCCACCAGCCCGCCGACGATCTTTCCAGCCTTGCCAGTCTGCGCAGCGTTTGGAGTCCAGTAGTCCACAGACGGATTGAAGTAATCGTCCACCGCCTTGAAAATCGGGCCGCTCAGTGGGTTGTCGCTGCCGCTGTAGTTGTCACCTGCGGTCATCTTCTCGATGGCCACAGCGGGTGCTGATGCCAGGATTGCAACAGTGCGCCCCACATTGGCGGCTGCACGCATGGCATGGTTGCCGACTGCCCCGCCAAAGTTCTGGAATACATCCGGCGTGGGTGCCACGTCTATAGCGTTAAGCTGCATGCGCTGTGCCTGCGCTGCATTGCCCTCGGGATCAAGGTCAAGTAGTGCGTCACTCATGGGGCCACCTTGAAGGTCAGGGGCTTGCCATCCTTGCCCGGTACATAGTTGCGGCCATTTCGGAAGGCGTAACCGTCCGGCGTGCGCTCCAGTGGCAGGCGGCGCAGCTCGTCAGGGGTGAGGCTGCTTTTGTCTTTCAGCGTGTCGATCTGTTGCTGTACCTTGTCGGTGAACTTGTCACTTTCCATGCCGTAGGGCGGGATCACTTTCGAGCCGTTGTAATCCACGATGCCACCAGTCACAAACCGAATGGCGCGCTCCAGAATTCCAGTGTCCAGGATGCCATCGTTCTTGCCCTCGTCCTTAGCCAGAACAGCATAGATCGCGCGCACACCTGCATAGGCAATTTCGTTACTCTTTTCACCACGCGGCAGGGCGTCGCCCACGTACTTGTTGAACGCTGGCGCGATGGCATCTCCGCCTATGCTCTTTTCCTTTGGCATCAGCGTGGTCTTGTCCTGCAGCAGCTTGCGGCCTTCGAGCAGCAACTGGGCTACAGGTCGACCTTCGGTGGTTTTGTGGCCGTAGGACTCGGATGTGCCGGCCAGTTTCATGACCGGATCAGCGCCGATCTGATCCATGGTGGCGCGGAAGGCCTCGCCCGACATGGTTTGCTTGAACATGCCCAGAAGTGCGCGCTGGTCGGTGGGGGTCATGGGCTCCAGCGCCTTCTTGACCATATCGGCCTCAGCATTGAACAGCAGGCGGGGCTGCACGTCCGGGCCGAACTGCTTCTTTGCAGCTGCCACAAAGGCCTCTCGGTCTTTCATGATGGCCGGAATCTGGCGCGGGTCTTGAATGGTTTGTGGAGTGAGTGGCTGGAATTCCTGCCCGGTGCGCAGCGCGACCGCCTGCAAGGGTTCTTCCTGCAGTGTCTTGACGAAACTGTCATGCGCAGCGGTCAGCGTGTCGAGCAGCTTCTTTTCACGCGCGGGATAGTCGGCACCCTTGGATGACAGCTCAGCGCGCATGCCATCGATGATCGACTGTTGCTCCACTGGTGACTTGGCCATGATGGACTGCACCGACTTGGCCAGATCGAGCACATCCTGAAATCGTTTTTCGTAGGCTGTGCCTTTGACCGTGGAGAAGTCCACCGCGATGCGGTTCTCAGACACCGGGATGCCGGTCATCACATCGGCCTCTAACTTGTCGGTGGTCTTCTCTGCCAGGGCGTCGGCTTTGTCAGCCAGCATGTTGGCCTTGTTCTCTAGCCGGATGATGTGGGTGGTGACGCCGCTCAGGATGGCATTGCGCTTGTTGGTATCGAGCTTGTTGGCATAGAACCCATCAGCATCCGTGAGTTGGTGGCTCAAGTCCTTGAGTCCGTCCAGGTTGTCGCGGTTCTGCATGGCTGACTGGGTGGCTTGGTTCGTCCAGTTCTGATCCTTGAAGTCCTGCAGCTGCTTGGACACATCGGCATGGTTCAGCCCTGCCTGATGCGCCAGAGGGGTGAAGGCCTCGGCTTGCGCATTGATCTTCTCGATGTCCGCATTGGGCATACCGCCCAACTTCCCCAGCTTGTCGAGCACCTGCCCCCATTGGGCCTTGAAGTCGGCGCGCTGTGCTTCCAGTACCGAATGGTCAATGGTGACCTGACCGCCAAAGTCCAGGCGCTTGACACCGCGTTGCAAGTTTTCAGCAGTGGCCGGGTCAATGCCTTCGATCTTGGGAATCTCGATCTTGCTGACTGCATCGCTGTAGGCCTGCTTTGCCTCGGTGTAGGGAATTTCCCCGTTTTGCACCTTGGCGTGAATGTCATCGGTGACCGTCTTGACGTTGATCTCATGGTCGAGAATGGCATTTGCCGCTTTGGCCCGCGCCAGCTCGGTATTCTTCTGGAACATGTCTGTGGCGATGCCCATGCCCGCCTGCGCGATGTTCTGCACCCCGCTGCTGACATCAAACGCACCGGCCGGAATGTTGACCTGTGGGGCCTGCTGCGGGAGCGCTTGGCCAAAACCAGTATTGACTGGAATTTGCATATCAGCCTCCTGCTTTGGGTGTTGTCTTCCAACCGGGTTGGATGGTGATCTTTCCACCGGCACCCAGCGCGGTGCTGATGCCAGTCAGATAGCCATTCTTTTCAGCGTTGGCCCCCGCCGTGCGTGTCAACGAGGCCTCGATCTCTTGTTCACTGGCGCGGCGTTCACCGTTCAGGATGGACATGTAGGCATCGTGCTCGGTGTCTTGGTAAATCTGGCGATTGGCCTCGCCTGCGCTGCCCTCGCCCACCACCACACCGGATGCCGCCGCCGCAACGTCTGACGAGGCAATGGCAAAGCGCTGTTGCTTGCGGATCATCTGGGCTTGCGCCAGTGCGTCATCACGCGCAACACGTGCGGAGTAGTCCATCTGTGAGGCTTGTGCTTTCGCCATCGCGTTGGAGGCTTCGCCCTGCTGGATGCCGCCCATGACGCTCATACCGGCTGATCCGGCCATCATTGAAATTGGGTCACACATGGTTATCTGCTCCAGTGAAAATAAAAGAAGGCATCGTTGGGCCCTTGGGGTGTTTCGAGTTCGAGGGTGAAGCCGCACCACGACAGCCAGCGAATGGCAGTCCAGTGCTCGTTGTGCACCAGGTTGTGAAGGTGGTTGAATTTCTCTTGCATCTGGCCGACTACCTTGCGGGACAGCGCCATGCCATCGCGCGGGTGCTTTCTAAATTCGGGTGTGGCCACCATCCAGGGGATGCCGGTATTCGGATGGCGCGTGTCAGGCACACAGCCGAACAGGGCTACCGGCTCAGCGTCATCCTTGACTACCAGGCCCACGATCACCGAGTTTGATATGCCATCGAGGATGGATTCCATAGGATCCAGTCCTGCAGCCGCCAGCTCTGCCGCATCTTCTTGGGAGATATTGAGCAGGACGTACAGAACCTGATCGTCATTGATAGGAGAAATGGTCAGCATGTTCAGTCGTTCACAGTGATTTTTCGGACAACAGAAAGCAGGTGCATGGGCAGCGGCTGGTCTTGCACGATGGACAGCTCAGAGCGGCCCCGTTCCCAGCCCAGCATTTCAATGCGTAGCAGGCCGGAATACATGGGGGGCGGTTGATCTAGCACGGCGGGGCCAAAGTGGCGGAATGGCACGTCCTGATCACGGCCTTCGCCATCGATCACCTGCGCGCCAAGCGTGTTGTAGAAGCGCATCGTCAGCTCGCGCATGCTCATGCTGTTGCCCTGCGCAGTACCGGTGCCGGTGCCGACCTCGGGTGTGAGCAGCTTGATGGTGCTCTTGAAGTGCAGGCCAATCAGCGTGCGCTTGGATGACCGGGGCAGTGTGATCTGGCCAGCGGTCACCACCTGCTGCGGCATGGGTGAACCATCGGCCACGATATCGACCGTCTTGCCTTCTAGGTGGCCCAGCCCGGTGAATACCGTCTGTCCGGCCACGTTGTCGATCACGATTCCAGCATCCACTGTGCAACCGTAGGTCAGGATCGTGGCCAATGGCGGCATGGCCAGGGGATCCACTGCCACCGGATAGATCGGCTGGAAAGTGTTGTCCAGGTACTCCACATAGCGCTTGGTCACGCCGTTGATGGTGCGGCGCACGATGACCCACAACTGATCCTGCGTCCCAATTGGAATGGTGCTCACCGATTCCACTGCACCATCGGTGTAATGCCGTGCCCAGCCGTTCACCTGTTGGTCTCGGTCAAGCGTGCAGCTAATCAGCGTGCCATCGGTCAGCACCATCCAGAGCATTTGGTCTGGGTCTTGCTGGTAGGCCATGGATACAACGCCAGTAGTGGTGATGTGCTCAGCCAATACAGTCAGGTCGGGCGCTTGGTAGCCATCGATCTGAAAGGAGTACGACATCGCGCGCACCTTTCGGCCAGAGCGCTGCACAAAGATGCATTCTTTGCCAACCAGCAGCGGGCGCACGATCTTGGAGCCATAGCCAGTTTGTGGCTTGATCTGCACGTTTGTGGGGGTGATGGGCTTCTCATTGCCTCCAGCCATGGACAGCTCACCACCATAGGTGTGGATCAGCATGGATCGATTGGAGACAAGATAGCTGATCGGGTTGATCTCATCGCTGCTGATCGTGAAGATGCAGGCATCACTGTCCGCCGAACCCTTGGTGAAGTCGTAATACAGAGCGGTGCGGCTTCCCCAGATCGTTTGCGGGTACTTGGTGGAACCGGCGCACCAAAGCCGCTGCTCATGCAGGGTGCCGGTGCGTGGGTAGCCGTTGGCTGCGCTCCACACCGTTGCTTCCAGTGACCAGGACAAGGCCGGGGCCAGCGTGGCAGAGGTCAGCACCGTGACCACCGTTGCCGCCACGATGGTGTCAGAGGTGAAGCCGGTGATCTTCGCGATGCCTGTGTTCATCCGCACGTACTTGCCAACGTCTCCCGCGCGCCAGCCGGAATCGTCCAGTGTCAGGGTGATGGCAGCACCCACTGGGCCCACCGCGCTTGGCGTGACTGAGGTCTGTGGCGACAAATCCATGTTCCAGGAACCACTGGCCAGCGAAGTGCTCAGAAACGCATTGGTGACCGTGACGGTGACCACCGTGGTGGATGTGTAGCCTGTGATGGCGCCAATGCCTGCCAGCGCCGACAGGTTGCGCCCCACATCGCTGGGCAGGAATACCGCCGCTGCAGCCGTGGCAGTGACTACACCCGACACTGCCGACAGCGTGAGCGTGGTGGCCGGTGACAGGCCTTGCTCATCAAATGGGGGCACCGTGAAGTTAACCGCCGACAAGTCCCACGATGCATTGGTGAACCGGCGCAGGCGCTGCTGTGGCACCAGTGGGTGAAACAGGAACATCGTGTCAGCACCCTGCACGTAATCGATGTCCGGCAGCATGGCCTCGGTGTACGGAGTGACCAGTTCCACACCCAGATACACCCCGTTGGGCGAATAGATGCGCATGTACAGGTCACCAAACTCCAGCATGTAGGCCAGGTCTTTGCTGTAGATGAACTCGATCAGGCGGCTCTTTTTGTTGCTGGTCTTGGTTTCCTGAGCAAAGCGGGTTCCAGCGCGGCGCACTGCACCGCCATGGATTACCGGGTGGGCATTCTCCAGAATCTTGGCGGCGTTGCCGTAGCGGTCTACATCGGTGCGGCCATACATGCGGGGCGACAGCTCGCCCGCGGTGAAGTTGGTCTGCATTAAGCTCAAGCGAGGCATAGCACCTCCTTTGGATGGGAAAGCAGCATGTGCCGAACTGCCTGTTTTGTGCATCCGTACAGATCACCTATTGACTGCAGCGTTTCTCCATATGCTCTCTTTTTTGCGATCAATGGAAGGTCCTGCAAAGGTATTTTTCTCTGCAATCGTCCAGCAGCAAACGATGTCTGCATGTTCTCTCTGCGTGATCCAAGCGCCAAATGCTCTGGGTTGCTGCAAATTGGGTTGTGGCACAGGTGCATAACATCCTTTCCAGCCGGTATTTCACCTTTGTGAATCTCATACGAGACACGGTGAGCCAGCTTCACGACTCGTTTCCCATCTGTGGTGATGTGGATCGCACCGTAGCCAGTTGAGACTTTGGCATCACGCCATGACCAACATCCATCACCACGGATTACCTTTGCGAGATAGCGCTCTTGATGTTTATCCATGTCATTCAGCCCCGTTGCTACGCGGCGAGAAGCGTGCATTCAGCAGGCGGAAGTTACCCAGCGTCTCGGGCGGCTGATCCTGCGAATCAATGGTGCGGGCACGTTTCAGGATGGGCTCAATGGCTGTGTCGATCAGCTGCTCCAAGCTGGTGCTCTGGGTGATCGGGTAGGCCAGCACCTGACGCATGGCCAGCGTGACTGCCATCACCAGTAGCGGTGTCCACTTCGCTTCATTGTCGTTCTTGTAGAGGTAGCGCAGATTGACCAGAGAGGCATCGGTCAGTATCTTTCCGTCCTCCAGGTCGTAGTCGTCTTCATTGCCGGCCTCGCCCACCGCAAGGATGCGCAGGAAATCGGCCGGAAGAGTGAATTGATTAGTCCAGTCGAATGCAGGCTTGGCGGCATCGGGACTGAGTTGCACGCGGCGAATGCAGCAGTTCCATGGATGGGAACTGAGCACGTAGTCACGCACTGTGGGGTACAGGTTTGAGCACTGTCGCGCCCGGTCTGTGTTGTCGTCAAAGGAGGCGATGGTTTGCGCCCCGTTCATCAGTAATGCGTTTGAGCAGATTGAGACAGCGCTAGTCATCTTTCGGGCCTTTCAAAAAGAACAGGGAGCACTAGGCCCCCTGTTCATAAAAATCCCCAGGGAAGGGGATCAAGGAGACATCAGTCAGTGACGTAAGGCATGGTTAGCGTGATCACTTGGCTGGCACCCAGAGCGGCACCAGCCACGGTGGAGATCAGCGTGCAATCGTCAGTCGCGCTGGCAAAGTTGTTGCCAAACGAGTTGGAGTCGTCAGAGGTTTCAAACGATGCGCCGTTGGCACTGGCATACGTGGGTACAGCGGAACCGGCGGTGGTGACAGCAGTCGCGGCCAAGTGGCGTGCAGCCGAAACGTTGTCACCCAGGTTGAGCGTGGACGATGCAGCGCCAGCCGACCATTCCATGCGGCCCAGGTGACCGATGACGCGCGCCTTGACGGGCAGCTTGCCCCAAACGATCTTGTCGCCAATGGCGGGCATGCCGGTAGCCGGAGCGGTGTAAGTGCTCTGGAACAGGCGCAGGCGACCATTGAACTTGTTCGCCTTGACGCGGTTAGTGAGCGGCTGTCCAAAGGCCGGGCCATTGACTGCTGTTTGCAGGTCTGAATAAAAGAGTGCCATGGTGTGGTTCTCCTAGAGTTGGGTGATGGAGGTGCTTATTCCAAGCAACCGATTTCCACAACGCCTTCGTCTTCCAGGCGGGTGGCTGCGATGGACATGCGGGCGTAAACCTGCACGCTGTAGTTCTTTCCGGGCAGCACGTCGATGCTGGAAACAATGTCCTTGCCAATGCCCAGGCCGATACACGACTTGGCGTAGGCAATGCCGAAGCGGGTGCTCACTGTGGAATCGCGGTACAGACGCTCGGAGCGCACGAATTTGAAGCCAAGGAAGGTGTCGATCTGGCCCTGAGACAGCGCCTTCACGTTGTTGTAGTCCACCGACTTAATTTCAGTCGTGCCGTACAAGTTGGTCAGCATCTTGCTGTTGACCACGATCACGCGAGAAGACTGTTCGCTGTTGGACTGGCCATCAGCAGCCATGCTCTGGTCATCGTCCACCTCATTGGCGTCCAAGATTTCCTTGGTAGCCAGCAGCTTGGCCAAGGTCAGCGAGGTGCCACCCACGGCGATCTTCTGCGCAGCTGGCAGAGCGATCAAACCGGAGTTGGTGCGTGCATTACCGCGAGCAGCTGCAATGATGATGTCGTCCTTGGCGCGGTTCAGCGCGGCAACGGCCAACTGGCTGTAAGGCGAGGTGGGATCCGCAAGCATGCGAATCTTGTCCATTTCGTCCACCAACTCAGCCCAGCCCTTGTCTTGCAGATCAAGCCAGCGGCGTGAGTGCGGGACTTCGACGTACTTGGTATCAGCGTGTCGGCTGGTGATGTCATAGGCTTCGGCTTTGCCGACGCGCTCGACGGATTTGGATTGACCGACGATGCCGGATTCGATTTGGCACCATGGCGCAAGGCGACTCTGGCGTTGTTGATACAGCGTTCGGAAGTTTGTGCCGTACTGCTGCACCATTGCTTCGGTGACTTGAAAGCTCATGATCTGGCTCCTGAAAGTTGAACGGGTTTAAGTTCGCCTACTCAGGTGATCCCTTACGGGGCCTTAGATTACGGCGATGAACACCGGCTACCGTGTGCACCATCGGGCTTCACTTCCGGTGATCTGCATGCCACTGCAGGCCGGGAATAAAGCGATGGTCTTATGTAGAGGTGGCGGAATCCAGCCAGAAGCAGGCTAGACGGTTCCGAAGACCATGGAGCCGGTGGTTTTGGGCTTGCTGCCGTAGGTGCGTTCGTAGAACGATTGAACCTTTTGCAGAGTGGCAGCATGGTCGGGGTGGTTCTTGTCCCAGTAGGCTGGAGTCTTCTGCAGCGACTCGGCAGTTTGCTCGGTGATGCCAGCAGCTCCAGCCGGTGCGCTTCGGTCTTCGCCCAACTCCTTGCCAACACTGGCCAGCATCTTTATCAGGCGCGGATCGTTGCCATGGTCTTTCAGGATGGCCTCTAAATCTTCACCGCCATAGGCCTTGGCTGCGTTGTAGGCCTGCTGCACGTTCTTGGTGTAGTCTGCATCCGACTTCCACACCTCTTTGAGCGTGGCCGTGCATTCGTCAGCGCTGAGCTTGGACAGTGCACCACCGATGGCGGGCAGGCGCTCCAGGTACTGGCCGATCACCATGTCAACCTGCTTTTGCGACATGCCTGCGGCGTGCGCATCGGTCATGAAGGACTTGAGCATGGGATCAGCGGACAGGTCTTCCGCCTTGAACTGCTCGGCCAGCTTCTCGGGGATGTTCACCTTGTACTCATCGGCGCTCTTTGGGGGAATGTCACCAGCACCCAAACGCTTCTCCAGGTGGCTGCGGTGCTCCTCGATCTTGCGGGCTGAGGCTTCCATGTCCATGGTTCCATCGTCCTTCATGATGCGGAACTTCTCAGGTATCCAGTCATTGGGGACGGGTGCAGCGGCTGCCGGTGGTGTACCGGCTGGCGGTGTGCCACTGGCCAGAACACTGGCGGGGGTTGCTGGTGCTGCGGGAGGGGTTACACCGGCTGGCGGATCACTTGCGTGTGCAGCAGCAGCTGGCGCGCCACCGGCTGGTGCATCACCACCACCGGCCGAGCCGGGTTCAGCGTTCAGGAAGGGAAAGCGCTTGCGTTTCATCATCTACTCCTTGTCAATGTCATGTTGTGGTTGCGGGAACGTTGTAGCTCTGCTGGCCGTGACCGGCTGAGTTGGTAATGGGGAACGACTGCGGGGCGCGTAGTGCGCCAGAGTTGATTCGGAATGCGCGCTTCGCCATCACCTTGCGGGCAATGGGGCCTAAGCCAATCGGGCCATAGTTGCCGCCCTTGTCGTAGCTGCCAATCGACTCGATGCGCTCACCGGTCAGCGGGTCAGTGCTTGATGCTGACCAGGTGCGACTGGCGCTGATGGCTGGCGCAGTAACGTCTCCAGTTCCGCCGGTGACCGGTGTGTCTTCCGTTGCGCTCCAGGTGTGCCAGCGCTTGCGGGTTTGATCATGGCGATCTTGTACGTGTCAGCCAGGACGTGCCCGCCATCCATGATCTCCTTGATGTACGCGTCGCAGACTTCGGTGATGATGCTCATGGTTTAGATTCCTCTTGTGCATTGGGGTCAACTTGCCCCACTTGGGAGAGCTGGGTCAGGATGAAGTGAATGACTTCGCGGCGGGCTGCTCGGCGTTCAGTCTCGCGCTGGGCTTCTATGCCACCGGGGACGAACACATTCACGTCATAGAAGCGTCGAGTCAGGTCAGCCATGATCAGTGAACCCTCATGGTGCTGCTCGAATACCCGGGAGTACGCCTCGGGTGAAACCTTCTCAGCCATCAGATCAGGACTCGCACGACAGCTTGTAGCGAATGTCCTTGATGGCCTGCTGGGTCACACCCACCACACGCCACTGCTCACCCTCTGCCACCGTGATAGCCACATTGGCCTGGTCGCTGTTGTAGGTGACCTGATCCACCCAGTCCGTTCCGGGTGCGGTGGTCTTCTGGGTCTTGATGGTGTTGGATGCATCCAGCCCGGTGGTGGTCAGGCGCATGGTTGTGGTGCCGGTGGGGATCACCACCACATCGGATGCATTTCCGCTGACTGGGTTCGAGCCAGTGGAAAAGGTTTCTTGAACGATTGGGCCAGTCATGGGGAACTCCTGAGAGGGTTAGGCCGCTTTGGCGGTCTGCTTGAACTTGGCATCGGCTGCCATGGATTGAATGTTTTGCTGCTGTGCCTGAGCTTGTGCGGCCTGCTGCTGCTGAGTGCGTGCCTCGCGCAAGGCCTGCATGTCGTCGGTAGTGCGCACGGTGGACATGGGCACACCCAGAGAGTCGGCCATTTCGCGGGCCTGCGCGTCGAAGTCGGCCACGTCCAGCACCTCGGGCTTGAACTCGGCGAAGGTCATCAGGTAGCCATTGAACTGCTGAATGGCGCTGACTTCTTCGAGCTTTTGGGACTTGGCCAGGGGGCTGATGTACTTGATCGAGAAGCTGCGGCCACGCAGAGACTCAGGCGGTGGGCCAAAGATGCCAGCGCGAAAGGCCAGCATGAACGAGCGGTTTATCACGCCCGACAGGTACTCAGCCTGCATGCGACCAAACAAGGGGCCAAGCTGCTGGCGCAGTAGCGCGATGCGCGCGTGCACCTCGGTGGCAGTCATGGCAGGGCCATCCTGCGGCTGCAGCTGGTCGGCCATCAGAATCTTGCGAATGGATGCCTGCAAGCCTTGGATGCGGTCAGTTGCCAATTGCCAGTTGGAGCCGGACAACAAGGGCTTCATACTGTCCACGCTGTTGGCCACGATGATCTTGCGAGCGCCCACCTTGATGGTGCGAGGGTTGAGCACGCCATCGTCTTCAGCAATCCACATGCCGCTGATCGCAATGTCGGCGCTGGCGTAATCCATGCGCTTTAGTTCGTTGAGCATTCTGGCATCCGGTAGCGCATCGAACATTGGGCCAACGGCGTAGCAAGTGTCAGGGATCAGTGACCAGCGCGGCACGATCACCGGAATTTCTTCGTAGCCCGACTCACGCACGATGTGCTGTTGCTGCACCTCGACGTGGAACGATGCGAAGGGCATGTTCTTGGCCATCTTCGAGCCCACGGCATACGGGGTGCGCGGATAGATGCAATGCACCATTTCCACCGAGTAATCGGGCTCCAGCGTGGCCTTCTTCTTGACCAGCTCAGAGCAGGCATCGCCGAACTCTAGAACGGCCTGAGCGGCGCTGATGTTGTAATTCCGGTACACCGTGTCCACCATGCCACTGGGCTTGGTGCTGGAGACGAACACCTGCGCAATGGGCCATGCCTCGTAGTGCAGGCCACCATTGTCACGGTCTACATCTACGTACATCGCAAACCAGCCAGCGCCCACCATGTCGAGCTGGCATTCAAAACCCACGCTATCAAAGTTGGCGTTGTGAATTTCTTGGTGCAGCTGCTCTGATGCGTCGTCCAGCCAGCGCTTGGCGTCATCATCAGCCCTATTGACCTCAAGCCCGAACCAACGGGCATTGGCTGGGGTCATGCCAGCCTGCAGGGCTGATGCCAGTGTGCGGCACGCATCGGTGGAGGTAGAGTCAACCAGGCGGGCCTTTCGGTCAAGTGCCTGCTGTGCGGTCAGCGTGTTGGACTGCAGGCCTGATCCACGCATGGGAAAAGAGTGGTCGAAGCAATCGCGCCACACGAGCTCATGCGGCAAGCGCAACGTCTTGAGCGTGTCCAGCCGTTTGACGATCTCGGCAGCGCTGCTCATCAGGTTGCGCCCCCACCCAGCACGTTGGTAGTGCTTGCGGGTTTCACAGCGGACTGACCAGCGCCCAACGCATCGGTGCTGCCACCAGTGGCCAGAACGTTGGCACGCTTCACGCGCTTGGATTCGGCCAGTGTGGAGTTGGCGGCATTGGCTGCATCAGCTTCAGCCTGCGCACGTTGGGCGGCTGGGTCGGGCTGGCTGGGCATTGAAGGCGCTGACGGTGCCAGCATCTTGGATGCCAGCATGCCACCGGCAACGGCCATGATCGTGGTGGGTTCGCACATGGTCGATCAGCGTCCGGGAACGTAGTAGCCATCCTTGCACAGCACCGTGGACTTCACGCCCGCTGCTTTGGCCTCATCAGCAGTGCGGTTGCTCCAGTCCTCGCCGATGATGCGGCGCTCGCCGCCTACCGTGATCGGAGCCGATGGCACCGTGGCTAGGGACTGCAACTGGCCGTTGAGCTTGGAGATCAGCGCGCCCTGCTGTGCCACCATGGCTTCGAGCTCAGCAATGCGGGCGGCTGAGCCGTCATCGACTGCAGTGGTTGCGCCATAAGCGGCCGGATCGGCAGCGGGATCGCCGGGGGTTTGAACGTTGAGATCGGGATCAGCGGCAGCCATGGGAGTCTCCTCGGGGGTTTGAATGGGTTGAAAGCAGCTTGAGTGTGGTTTGACCATGTGGCGGAATCCAGCCAGCTAACGGCCGCGCACCTTGGATGCCGAGAATATGACATGGGTAGTGGGCAGAAATTCGCGCCCTTTCCCGGCCAGCCTGCACCAGTGCTGGATCAGAATTTCGCCGTCCTGGTGCTTGGGTTGGCTGCCATCGCGCCAGCCCAGCATCGTCTTGCGTGGCACCTTTAGCCAGTCGGCCAGGGCCTGCGCGCTGATCGGCTTGCGCACGTAGGGGTTGTTGATGTCGGGCTCACCCAGCAGCCACTCCAGATCGCCCAGCAGCTTGTCCCAGTCCACCACCCGCGAAATCATTGCAACTCCAGCATCAGCCAGTGACCGATCAGGATCGACTCGGCGCGGTTGTGATCCTTTGACCGGGTGACCGGCGCCTCTGGGTAGAGGCTCAGCGCAGCGGCGCGCGATGCGTCCTTGTCGGAGCCCAGGCCAAAGAACTTTTTCCAGTCGCGCGGGTTGACGATCGTCATGCCTCCCAGCGCCGCCCGGCCACCCACCAGCGCCCGAATTACGCCAAACGTATCAAACTGGCTGGCCACCGTCTGGGCTGGAAGCGTGGGCATGGGGATCGGGCGCTCGATGCAGGCGTGCACCGAGTCGATGGCGAACTCGAAGTTTTCCGACCAGTTCGCCAATAGTTCCTGCAGCTTGTCAGCATCGATCCAGCGCAACATCTTGCCAGTTGCTTGACCATTGCTGCACACCGGCAGGTCAACGCAAGCCAGCAGCCCGCGCGTGCTGCACAGCAGCGAAATTGCACCGGTCAGGCCGGGGTCTACTCCGATGATTAACAATTTTGGCTCCTTTCGTATCCGTTCAAAATCCGGCTGAGGTAGTCGCGTTGAATGCCGTAATCGTTGGCAATGTCGATGACACGCCTACCAGCTGCGCGCTCAGCACGCATGCGTTGCACTGATCATCGAGCTTCTGGGGTCAGGGCGCATTACTCACCCGATTGCTTTAGCGCCCTGCGGATGCCGTCACTGACGTTGCCGTTGCCGAGACGCGTGGCAATAGCGATGCTGTCGGCGTCGAGGTAGGTATTAACCCTCCTCGCGTCAGCCATCTCAGACGGACGCCCAGCGGTGCCCAGTGCTGCAGCAACCTTGCGGCCATCCAGAGAGCGGATCGCTGACGCATTGACCTGGACGTAAGCGCCATTCGACTCAATGCGCACCAATGCACCGGTATCAGTTGCGCCCCTGGTCACTGTGCCGAGAGCAATCGAGTTGGTAGGGAGTGTGGTTGTGTAGAGCCGCCAATTACCGCCTGTGTTGACGGTAATCCGGCCACGATTGTCGCTTGTCATGGCCTCATCAAATCATAGCTAGGCATTCGCATGCACCCATATATACCAGGCGTCCTCCATACACGCCGTAATAATCCCCATCTATGTCGATGATGCGGTGGCTGTAGTCCCTGTGGCGGCGACTAGCCGAAATAGCTGCCTCCGCGGTCTTATGGGTGGTATAACCTTTGCCGCCGTAGTAGCTGGAAAGAACAACAGCGTACTTGCATCCGGGGGCAAAAACTATGCGACGGTCAAACATGTCGCTGGCGATGTCGTGGATCGATCCTGTCCCAGACATCTTTCTTGGGATGGTGTAAGTGGTGGTCATTTTGGTCTCCTACCCCTGATTTCCCGAGGTGCGGCTGGTTGGCGCTGTTGCCGCCCATGAGGTCTTTATATACACAAAAAACTTAATTGCAAGTGTTTTTGCGTAAATATCAATTTTTTTCCCACGCCTGATACTGCAGATGATCCTGTATCCGTGATTTGGTTGTAGATCACCTCTATCATCCGCACCACTGTGAAAATGCGTGCGCGTGATGTGTGGCGATAGACAGCATCTTGCACGGGATGTCCGTGCGAGTAGGCGCCAAATTTGATAAAGCAACCGTTGTTCTGTAAATTTCGATTTTGATTTCGTGGATGTTGCGGGGTTACGTCGGTTTACTGGGTCATCTGCAGATAGATTTTGGCGGTCAGCCACTCCTCGTCTTGTTCGG